CAGAAAATCCCATTTTCAAAACCATCCAGACAGCTCTCGCATTTACACCTGCAGGCATGGGCATCAGAGCAGGAACCACACTACTTACAGAACATCACCTACCTTCGATATCTGAATTACTGCCTACTCCCTCTTTAACAGCCCCAACTACTACATACCACACGACTCAAACAACTTACAACCAGCCAATTACAATCCACAAGATTGAAGTGAAAGCAGACAAGCCAGAACAGATAACCAAGGAGTTGGTGAGAAAGCTGAGGTTGAGGCATTTGGCCAATCCAGTATGACAGTAAATTATTTTATTTTCAAAACTTCTATCATACTCATGCATGAAGTCAGAGCAGCGATTCTTCAAAGATTGTACGACCAAGAAAGAAAAAAGCCTTATTCTTGGATTGGAGTTAAAGACTTGGCAAACGAGTTCAATTTAACTTTAGAGGAGATTGAATTTCATCTTAACTATCCCTATGAGAAGGGACTCATTAAGTTCCAACAAACTTTAGATTTGGGAGGGGGGCTTGTAAGAATATCTGCATTTGGTATTGATGCCATTGAAAACCCTGAGGTGTTCGTCAAAGATGCACCCTTCTTGCAGCAAATAATTGTCCACGGTAATATCATCAATTCAACTATTTTACAGGCTGATTCTATCAAAATCAGGAATGGATTGAACAGAATCATTAACGAAACAACAGATCCAGAACTAATTAGTTTAATTCAGGAGCTAATCAGTGAATCTTACAAAGAAAAGCCCGAAATAAGCAAAATCGAGTCAATTATGGAAACTATCAAGGAGAAGGCTCCAGACATTGCAGTTAAGCTGCTACCGTATGCAATTGACATGTTCAAGAAGAGTTTAGGTTTCTAAGTTATTGAGTACTTGCTCATTCATCATAATGAAATGAGCTTCCATTTTTAAAGTCATTTTTCTTAAGAAGTACTGATATGAAAGTCGAATTAATTCCGATTGCATTCACAAATATTACTATTGCCACCATCATTTTTATAAAGCTGAAAAACAAAATAACAACAGTGACAACATTAACAGCATTGGTCTGGAAAGAAGGAAATCAGTATGTTTCAAAGTGTCCCGAATTGGAAGTAGCGAGCTGTGGTGACACATTAGAGGAGGCTTTAGAAAATCTCAAAGAGGCTGTGGAACTTTACATCGAGAATGCAAAAGAACTTGGGATGCTTGAGGACGAGCTTGAGGCTGTTTTTAGCAAGAAATTCATAACAACATTTGAAGTTACTATTTGAGAAGCTCCAAAAACTCTTCTTTGCTCAATCCCGCTTGTTTTAGAATGGATAATAGTGTACCCTTAGGTATGTTCTTTTTTCTTGGTATTATCACTAATCTACGCTTTCCATTTTCGTCTATTTTATACATTGCAATATGGCTACCCTTGCCTCTCTTCGGTGCATAGGTGAACCCAGCCCTCGATAGAGCTTTTATCACATCGCTGTATGATACACTTGGTAGTTTCACAAACTACTTGTCAATTGTCTAATATTTAAATCTAAGTCAGACTTTCTTAAAGTCTATTTTTCTTTCCATCTTTAATGACTGAAAAAATCCTGCTTGGCGATATTGAACTTGAAGCAGCCCAGATCATCAATCTAACTGAAAAAGCAACAGTTCCAGAGAAAAAAGTGGAAGCCCAATTCAGCATCGTCGACCATGTAATCTTGAATCCTGCAGAATTTTCAATTGATGCAGTATGCATCAGAGATTCCCAGAAACACATTAAGTTAAAGCAGCTTTATGAATCAAAAAAGCCAGTAACCTTCCATTCTGATTTATTGGGAACATACGACAATATGATCATCGAATCCCTCGATTTCTCTCAAGGTGGCAGTGTGAATACGATAAAAGCATCAGTCCACATCAAACAGATTAAAATCGCTGAGTCCAAAACTGTAACAATTTCCCTGCCTGTAACCCCTATGATCCGAGAAGTTCCACAGAACACAACAGCGAAACCGCCAAAAGATAAACATACACAGTATGAGCCCGAAAAGCAGGAGAACAAATCTTGGTTGGATTCGATTTTTGACTGGTTAGGAGGTGTCCTCGGTGGTTAAAGTAATTCCGTTTGAAGAGAACTGGAGTTATCCACAATCACAGCGGGTTAAAATCGAAAATGTGGCTTACGATTTCTTCTTTCGTTGGAATCATGAAGGCAATTTCTGCGTCCTGACAGTCACAAGAGTGGAAGATTCGTCTATCGTTTTCAATGGCAAGCTCGTTAAGCTGAATCCTGTTGCTGTTAAGGATTCAACAACCTACGAGGAACTGTTTGTCCTCTTACCATGGCAAATAAACGAATCAAAAGCAGAGGTGTGGGTGTTCTATGACTAATCTATGGTTAAGATACATTGATCTGACAATTGGTAGTTTGAATTTCAACTCAGATAACTTTGACATCGAATTTAAAGTAGAGAAAAAAGAAGATGAGGCAAAAACAGCCATAATCACAATTTACAATATCTCACAGCAAACAAGAGAAAAAATAAAGAAAGATGATATCGTGGAACTCAAAGCTGGTTATAAAGAAGACTATGGCACAATCTTCTATGGTAAAGTTGTAAATGTCGATTTTGAGCTGAAAGGAGCAGATGAAGCTACAATTGTTGAGTGTACAGACGTTTCGGTCGATTTGAAGAAAGACCATTTGGTTGTGAACTATCCAGCTGGAACGGATGCAGCCCAAGTAGTAAGAGATGTGTGTTCGTATGCTGCCATTCCAATTGGTAGAATAGATGATACAGGGTACAAGTTCGAGAAATCTTACACTTTCCCAGGGACGCCATACGATATAATTCTGGATGTGATCAAGTTTTGCAATGGCAAATTGAGGCAAGAGCTACAGGATATGCCGTATTTAAGAAAAATGCTATCAAGTGTGGAATTTGGGCGAGAATATGTCTTTACAATTGAAAACAACATGGCTTACTTCGTCAGAGGGGCTAAAATGATCTACGAGGCTGAGGTACTCGAATCCGATACTGGATTACTTGATGTGAGTAAAGTAAAGAGCGAAGACAAAGATAAATTCAAAATTAGAGCTCTGTTGAGGTGGAGAATTCAGGTTGGAAAGCCTGTAGTGATTAAATCAGTCAAGCTGGATGGCCAGTTCAATGTTTCAGCCTATAAGCATGTCTGCAAGGGAGAAGAATACTATACGGAGCTGGAGGTAATACCATGATCGATGAATTGCTAAGAATCATAGATGAGCGGATTGAAGCTAAAATAAACAAGATTAACACAGTAGCTCTAGGCATAATCACACAAGTGGACCACAGCAAGCTAAGATGCGATGTAAAGCTAAAGCATAAGATCCAAGGACAAGAGATTGAGCTATTCGATGTACCAATTGCATGTCTTAAGAGTTCAGTTGGAACGATCTACATCCCACTCCAGGAAGGAGATGTCGTTTTGGTCCTCTTCTCAAAGTATGAGCTTGAAGAGCAACTCAAAGATAAACAAGCTGTAGCAGTCAACGAGCTACTAAAGTTCAACATAAACAACGCTATGGTGTTCTGTGGAGTTTTCACGCTAGCAGATTCAATTCCTTCACTGCAACCAAACAAGATCAATATAATCGGTGATGTTTACATCAATGGAGACTTAGATTTCAAGACGATAAGAGGTGTGAACGCTAATGAGGGTGTCTGGCATCAGCATTAATTCGTTAACTTTAAGTGTTGTTAGAGAAAAAATAAGTAAAGACTTAGAATTATGGGGTGTATAAAATGATTAAGGAGGATATTAATAAAGATTATGAAGAACTTCTTAAGAAGGCAATGGAAATGCCTGGCATAGCTGATTTAATGAGGCTTAGTGAGGAATTACAAGAAGAAGGGAAAATATTAGCACAATTGCAATTTGAAGAGTACTTTACAGCATCGACATCAAATAGATCTCTTTTTTGAGGTGTATTTTTGCCTACATGGGGTGAAATTTTAAGGAAAATAGAAGAGGAGTTTCAAAAACTGACAAAGCTTCCTCCAGAAGAACGCATTAAGCAACCTCATCCTTGTGATGCTGTTAGGCGCAAATACTTAGTTAAACTATATCAGAAAACAGGAAGAAATGTTATTTTGTACGCTACAAAATGGTCTCAACCATCACCATATCCAATTCCCCCAGGATTTGTTCAGATACATGAAGAAGATGTCCACGGTTTTATGGAAGTTATCCACGGTCTAGAAGAGGGTGAGCTTGATCTAATCTTGCACAATCCTGGAGGAGATCCAGGTGCGACAGAAGCGTTAATTTCTTATTTGAGAAAAAAATTCGAGAATATTAGGGTAATAATTCCGCAGGCGGCAATGTCTGCTGCTACAATGTTGGCCTGTGCAGCTAATAAAATTGTTATGGGCAAGCACTCTTCATTGGGACCTATTGACCCTCAATTAATCCTCCAAACGTCATTAGGTTGGAGATCTGTTCCTGCAGAAGCTATTTTGGAGCAGTTTAGATTGGCTCAAGATGAGTGTCTTAAAGAGCCCGGTAAAACACGATCTTGGCTCCCTATCTTACAACAATATGGTCCAGCACTATTAATTGAGGCCAAGAATGCGATAGACCTGTCACAAGAACTCGTGCACAAGTGGCTGAGAGAATATATGTTTAAGGGGGATAAGAACGCAGAGGAGAAGGCCAAAGAAATAGCTAACTTTTTATCAAATTACCAATACTTCAAAAGTCATAGTAGACATATAAATGTCGACCAAGCCAAGGAATTGGGATTATATATAGAAGAACTAGAAAAAGATCAAGAATTCCAAGATTTAGTGTTATCCGTATTTCACGCAACTATGCTGACTTTTGACCGTACTCCTTCTGTCAAAATTATCGAAAATCATCAAGGAAGGGCTTTCATTAAACGATATAGCCCTACGCCATTACCCCAACCACAACAAAAAAGTTAATTTAAAAGAAATTTAAATTTCCAAACACGGTCAAAAAACAGATACACATAACTTCTCAAATTTTTAAAGTCTATTCTTTCAAAGTTTTTGATGACTTGGGATTTTAAGTTTGATGAGAGTGGAGACATTGTAATCAATGAACTAAATCGATTGGAAGTTGTTAGTGGTTCTGAAAAAGTCAAACAGCACATCAGACACATCTTAAAATGCGTCAAGGGCTCAGACTACTTTAACCCGAATTTTGGTGTGGATTGGCTGAAGATTGTGCAGTCTAAGTTCAATCAAAAACTTATCGAGCATGAAATTCGCAAAGCTCTATCAACTTACGACAAAATCAAGTCAATCGATAAGATCGAGATTTCTGATCCCGATTCTAATCGTAATGTGAAAATAAAGCTCTATTTGACATTAGATGAGGGGAAATTAGAAACTGAGGTGGTTGTATGAGCTATGGTGTAACTTCTCAAGGTTTTATCCCAAAGTCATTCTCAGTAACTCTTGAAGAGTTAAAACAGCTTGCTAAACAAGAGTTAGGTGAGGACATTGATCTGAGTGAGCAATCAAAATTTTTGAGATTTCTAAAAATTGCAGCAAAGAGGGAAGATGCTTTGTGGCAACTCCTTGAAGATGCATACTACTCAGCCTTCATCGATTTCGCAACTGGAAAGAGCTTGGATTACATTGCAGCTTTAATTGGCTACACGAGAATTGCTGCAGCCAAAGCAACTGGAACTGTAACATTCAGC